TGTTGACAAGGGAAAAAGTTTACTTGGTGGTGCTCAAAACAAAGCAGAGGCTCTTTTTGGTGACGCTGGGAAAAACTTTATTGAATCAGCTGGTAATTTTGGTCAAGGTTTTACAGAGGCTATGTCAGAGGCAAAAGAGTCTTTATCACAAGGTGGTTTTGCAAGAACAATTAAAAGAACGTCAGAAAATATTACGCTTTATATGCCAGACACTTTACAGTTTGACTATCGACAAAATTTTGCAGATATAAGCACAAATGAAGGTTTGCTCGGAACAGGTTTATCTGCTATTAGTGCAGTTGCTGAAAATAAAGGTGATGAGGCAGCTTTAGCAAAAAATATGACTGCATTTGTAGGTACTGCGGCTGCTGAGACACTTGGCGGTCCTGCCAGAGCTTTAGCTGCATCAGCTTTTGGTGTTGTAAAAAATCCAGGGTTAGAATTAATTTACTCATCACCTGAATTTAGGAATTTTCAATTTGAATTTAGATTTCACCCTAGAGATGAAAATGAAGCAAGAGAGGTGATGAATATAATTGATAGTTTAAGATTTCATCAAGCACCAGAGATTAAAGAGGGGTCTGGTGGTTTTCTTTTAGTGCCGCCATCTGAGTTTGATATAAAATTTTATTATAATGGAAAAGAGAACCCTAATATAGACCAAATCTCAACTTGTGTTATGACAAACCTACAAGTAAATTATGCACCCGAAGGTTTCTCAGCTTATGAATCACCAGGTAATTTAAATCCATCAAAAGGTTCAACTGGTACACCTGTGGTGATTACTCTTGTAATGTCATTTAAAGAAACACAAATTATTACGAAAGAAACTTATAGACCTAAAGATGGTGAAAATGCAAATGCTAAAAGAAATGTAGCACAAAATGATACGTCATCTTACTTTTAGAGATTAAAAATGGCAAAATATTTTAGACACTTTCCAACAACTTATTATATTCAAAATCAGCAACAAGCAGATATCGTTACGGACATTTTAGCTCGTTTTGCTTTTGAAAATGAATTAATTGATAATGATGCGAGTTATTATGAATATGAAGTAAAAGATACAGACACACCAGAAATTATTGCAGATAAATTTTATGGTAATCCTGAACGTCATTGGATTGTTTTAAGTTTTAATCAGATTGTAGACCCTCAATGGGATTGGCCATTACAGTACCCTACCTTTATAAAATATGTTGACAACAAATATAGAGCTAACGCTGATACTGCAAATGGTCAAACGGGTTTAGCTTTTGCTCAATCTGAAATTTATCAATATTTCAAAGTTGTAACAAGAACTAATCAAAAATTTCAAAACAATAAAATTATTGAAAGACTTGAGATTGACGCTGGCACTTTTGCAAACACAGTTGCAAATACTTTTACTTTGTCAAATGTCGCCGGCGATTCGATCATTGTTTCAACCTCAAAAGAAACTAGAACGTACTATGAATATGAAGATATAGAAAATGAGGAGAAAAGGACAATAAAATTATTGAAACAAGAGTTTGTTCAACCAGTAGAGAAAGAATTTAAAAGAGTAATTAAATAATGGAGTTAGAAACAACAACTGATTTTGTAATCAATGAATTATCTCTTGTAACAAAAGGAGGTAAAATTGATTTATCAAATTTATACGAAGAGTTAAATATATTTGACTCAATTTATAAAGATCATCTAAGTGGTAATATAGTTATTCAAGACGCCACAGGTTTAAATGAGAACCTAGTTTTAAATGGCACAGAAATATTACTAGTAAATATTGGTAAAACAGAAGAAGAAATTTTATTTAAAAAAGCATTTAGAGTTTATCAAGAAACAAATAGAGAATTAATAAATGAAAATGCTGAAAGCTATGTTCTTCACTTTGTATCAGAAGAGTTGATTTTTTCAGAACAATTAGGTGTAAGTCAATTTTATAGTGGCACATATACTGAAATAGCCTTATCAATATTGATTGATTATTTAGAGGTGCCTAACACATTACTCACAAAAGGTTTTGTAGATAAATCTACAGGGCTAAATACCTAGATTATCACCTCTTGATGCGGTGAAATGGTGTTCATCACGAGCAGTAGATGATAATAAATCACCTTCTTTTTTATTTTTTCATAATTTATATGGGTACAATTTTGCAACTCTTAGCACTTTACTAACTTCTGAGCCTATGTTCAGAGTTAATTTTCAGAGAAAAAACTTAGAGAATAATATAGGTAAAGATATGTTTGGTGCAAAAGATTACGGCATAGACTCACAATTTAATTTATTGAAGTCTATAAAAAATGGTGTTTATGCCGGTAGTTTCACAGGTTTCGATCCCTTAACTCGTATAATATCGTCTAAAAATATATCTTATGCAGATCATTGGCAAACTGTAAAACACGCAACTGATACACCTGATTTAGCATTAATTAGAAATAGAAATAATGATGATTCTACTGTATCTTTTGGTGCGAGAACATCTATGTATTACATGACAACACCTTTGAAGTTTAGTGAATATGTTAAGTCTCATGACCCTAGCATATTTACAACACTCGAAAATACTGAAGATTATATTTTTCAAAGAAGAGCAATATTTTATACTTTAGCTGCCAATAAAATGTATTTAGCTTTACCTGGTAGATTTGATACTTGTTCAGGCTTAAATTTATTCATAGAGGCATTTAAAAAGAGTGAAAAAATTGATGGTGACCCAAACTATGATTTTAGTTTATATGGTAAAAAATTAATTACAAGTTGTAGACATATTATAAAAAATAATACACATGATATGGTATTAGAATTATCTACAACATCTAAGTCTGATGAATTCCCAATACCAATATCATCAGAGTATCAAAAACCAAAAGAGGTGTTAGAATATGATGAGAGCTGATTACGCTGGGTTGAATGGATTTATTTGGTGGATGGGTGTCGTTGAAGATAGAAAAGACCCACTAAAACTCGGTAGATGTAAAGTTAGAATCGTTGGTTGGCACTCAGCAGATAAGATGAGTTTACCAACAGAAAAATTACCATTTGCTCAAGCAATTTTACCTTTAAATAATCCTCACCCTTATGCACCTAAAGAATCTGATATGGTCATGGGTTTTTTTCTTGATGGTGAAAATGCTCAACAGCCGGTAATGATGGGTGTAATGCCTAGTATACCTTTAGCACCAGCTGATAATCAAGCACCATATAATGACCCACGAACACAAGAGGAAATAGATTTAGCGCCAGTTAAACCAAATGAAACTGCAAATGGTTACCCTAGACTTATTGACGAACCAATAACATCAAGATTGGCCAGAAATGAAACAGCAAATACAAGTTCAGTTGTTTCATTGAAAAAAGAAAGAATTACTGCAAATAATACTTCATCAGTTGAAAGAGAGCCTTATTATAACGCAGAGTACCCATATAACAAAGTATATGAATCTGAGTCCGGCCACGCACTAGAATTTGACGATACCAGAGATAATGAGAGAGTACACTTATACCACCGTGCAGGTTCGTATATGGAGTATGGTCCTGATGGTTCTTTGGTTGAAAGAGTAGAGAGAGACAAGTTTTCTGTAACAGTTGGAGATGAGAGTGTCCTAGTCAAAGGAGATGTAACAGTAACGGTTGAGGGAGATATCACCATGCAGGTAAATGGCAATTATGACTTAAATGTAACAGGTGATATTAAAGTAAATGGGGCAACAATTAATCTTAATAACGGGTCTCAAGGAGCTGCAAGAATTGGTGATACGGTGGCAGATGTTGACCCAGTAGGAGATGGCACAATATCTTCTGGTTCCGGTACAGTTAAAATCGGAGGTTAGGTATAAATAAAAGATGGCAACGGTTAGAACAAACATATCGAGAACATTTAGTGATTTAGATTTGAATTTTACAAAACACCCAGTCCGTAAAGATGTCAATACACTTACGGCTGAAAGAGCAGTAATTGGTGCAGTAAAAAATCTAATTCTTACAAATCACTATGAGAGACCTTTTCAACCAGATTTAGGGTCTAATTTGCGTAGAATGTTATTTGAAAATATGGATAACATTCAGGCAGCTGCACTAGAGAGGGAGATAGGAGAGGTCATCAATAATTTTGAACCCAGAGCAAGCGTTAAAAATATTGCAGTCAACCCAAAATATGATGAAAATGGATATGAAGTTGAATTAACTTTCTTCATACAAAACTTAACTGCTCCAGTAACAATAAACTTTTTCTTAGAACGGATTAGATAAATGGTAGATCGCCTAAGAGTAACAGAACTTGATTTTGATACTATCAAAACAAATTTAAGATCTTTTTTACAACAACAAGACACTTTTTCAGATTATGATTTTGAAGGATCGAGTCTTTCAGTTTTATTAGATATTTTAGCTTATAATACTCATTACAATGCCTACTATTTAAATATGGTAGCAAATGAGTCATTCATTGATACCGCTGTGTTAAGAGACTCAGTTGTATCATTAGCGAAAAGTTTAGGTTATGTTCCTTTTTCTATTAAAGCACCTTTAGCAACAGTAAACTTCACCGCAAACTCATCTTCCTCAACAACTGGCACCTTAACTGTGCCAAGGGGTTTTGGATTTGTTTCAGAACAAATAGACAATAAAACTTACAACTTTGTGGTGTTACAGGATACTCTAGTTACAAAATCAAACAGTAAATATACGTTTAGTAATTTAGAAATATCTGAGGGTCAAATAGTCTCATATAATTTTACACATAACGCATTAAATAATCCAAAACAAGTTTTTACCTTACCTGATTCAAATATTGATACAAATACAATCAAAGTAGATGTGGTGCCTAATATATCTAATACGGCAGTATCAACATACTCTAAAGTAACAGACATACTTGATGTTGGCCCACTATCAGATGTTTATTTTTTACAAGAGGGTAAAAATGGACAATTTCAAGTTTACTTTGGGAATGGTAGTGTAGGTAGAAAGTTAAATGATGGTGCAACCGTATCTGTGTCTTATCTTGTTACAAATGGCACAGCTGCAAATAAAGCAAATAATTTTGTACCATCAGCTTCAGCCGTAGATTCTTTAGGTGAAGATCTACAAGATTTATCAACAATTCCAGTATCAGCTGCCTCTGGTGGTTCAAGTAGAGAAACAGTAGATTCTATAAAGTTTTCAGCGCCAAATCAATTTACAACTCAAAATAGATTGGTTACTAAAAAAGACTATGAGACATTTATAGTCAAAGAGTTACCTAGTGTAGAGGCCATATCAGTATGGGGTGGCGAAGAAAATGTACCAGTTGTTTATGGTAAAGTATTTGTCTCATTAAAACCAAAAGCAAATTTTTTCATATCAGAGACCGAAAAGTTAAGAATTATAGATGATGTTTTAAAACCAAAAGGTATTATCGGTGTAGACGTAGAAGTGGTTGATCCCGATTTCATATTTCTTTTAGTTTCTAACAACGTAAAATATGATCCTA